CTTGCCCATACTCATCCATGCGACCAGACTGTGGTGTATAGTTAGCTGCGGTGAGCGTGGTTTGTGCAGTGGGCATAGTCAGCACAACGTCTGATGCCCAAGCATACACAGTGATGGTAACGGGGTCGTTACCTTCATTTGCGTGTTGAAGATTGGTCATTGATTTGATCACAATTTCCCCCATGTCATTTCGATCCGCATTCGACAAAGACATGTAATTGAGCGGCCAGAAAAAGGGTAAATCTAGCTGTCCTCCTGTATTGTTTGTTGGGTTGAGGAAAAAGTGAGGCTTCTGGCTAGCCTGAATAAGATCAACGTTGAGAAAGTTCCGCTCAACAGTAATTCCATCGTAACCAAAATAAGGATTGTAGGATACCAAGGCACGACCGTAATGAAAACTAGTGCCTGATATAACCATCTTAACATGCAGCTTACTTCTAAAGAGCTCGAAGTTAGCAATCTTCTCAGCGACACGAGGATCGTTGAGGAATAGTGCCCATGGATTAAATTTCTCGAATAGCGGTTGACCCATAACCCATGAATAGGTCCCAATAACCGTCGGACGTTGTAAAAACGCACCAAGCGACGAATCTGTAGTTTTTGCAAGATCCATTGTCGCATCCGAACCTGATGCAATTTTCGTACTCCATCCAGCGGACTGGTCCGCAAACGTGGTGATCTGCGCCCCAAGGGACGAGTCACCTTCCTCTTGAATTGTACCCAGAGCCCCACTCTGCGGTACATACTCGAATGTTTCTTCCGGAAACACTTCAACCCACATTTCGAGACAGGGGTCAAAGAAGAATCCTTAAGTGTTCCCTAGGTATTGAGAGACCCAGGACTCTTTGAATAAAGTGTAAAAGTTAGTAATCCAATTTATTTTTCTCAAGGTCAGCTGCACGGATCAGTACACCTGCCTTCAGTGGTTTACTGTTGGCGACTTTACACCAGGAGCTAAATAGCCCCGACCACTACAGTCCATCAACTATGCAAGCAAGATACTTCTGGCAAAACCACAAGCCAAGAAGGATCAGGTATCCAGTACATAGCACGCCTTTTGGTTTTTCCGTAGAATATTGACGACCTAGGCAGGCCTCCAGACAGTTTAAAGACATGACGGTCGGAATGAACTTACCAATCAATATGGCCGACATTGTTTAATAACTTAGCAAACCTCGGAGGAATCCTTGGTTCACCAAGCACCGTCGCAATGGCAAAACCATACTCAGTGTATATCATACCGTAAACCGTTGAAGTTGGTTTAAGGAGTTTGAGAACATGAGCATATTTGATGGCTTGTTCTTTTGCCTTCGTTCCGAGTACATCAGGTCCATTCCTTACTTGCTTGCACTCAATAACCAAAATAGTCTGTCCACTCTCATACACCAAATCCATTTCACCGAAATGACCAATGCTATGATTCTGCAGTGCAGGCTTGCCTAACACCATTTTCACACGCCATTCCAAGTCGATCGGTACAAAATTCCTAGTGGACTTCTTGTCTTCATCAACA